ATGAAAGTATGTTCTGCAGCTCGTAGTTTAATTCGCAACAAAGCAACTAAAGAAGACTTGGAAGACTTGGAAGACTTGGAAGAATTACGTGAATTAATTGATAAAAAGTATCTTGAGTTAGAACAAAACAATCCCCACACCAGCCATTAAAGCCGATGTGGGGATTCGTTTAGTTAATTTGATTAATAAAGTTAAAACATATTATAAATCGCTTAACTTTTTTATATACAATTGTAATCCATTTTTTGTTACATATGGCCTATTAGGTTTTTTATCGTTAACTTTTTCTTTTATAAATAACTGGCTAAAGCCGTTATTTATATAGAAATCTCTGATATGTGGTTCGTTCTCTGCTTCTAAATATAAAAGGTTTCCACCAGAAACGTGCCAAGCCACTTTGATTTTTTCGTTTGCTATAGACATTAGTTCATTACCAGTTATAAGTTTTTGCTGTCTATAACAATCATTTTTGGCAAACTGTCCCAATAAAATTGACTGCAAATTATAATTATCCTGTTCGGTCTTATACCCCATTGGTAATAACTTACGTCTAACGCTTTTGGATATTTTTGACCAATTGTGCTTACTAATACTTAACGATTTATTGGATATAGAAAAATAACCGGCTAAAACATCCTCGCCTTTAAATGGCACATATACTAACGTTGTCCTAGCCATACCAACTTTCTCAAATTCAATGGCTTTTGTAGCTATAAAATAACTAACATCTGGATTTAAATTACATTGAAATTTGCTTATCTCTTTTTTTATTATATTTTCATCGTAATTTTTGAGTAGAGCATTAAGAGCAACAACATGAAAAGCCATTAATCAATTTTCTCGTTTGAAAAAATCTTATCAAACTTTTTTTTCAAACTGTCATTATTAGAGGAATCATAATTAATCACAGACTTACTCATTCTAATATCAACTTTTTTAGAAGAATTTAACGCATTTGCTAGCGCACCTGCATTCTTTTGATTAAAAGAAAACTCTGTTTCAAAACTTTTTGTAGCCATATCGAACACTCCTTGCAAATATAATCATACTCTACTCTTTGGTAATTCTAACACTACTATTTAGAAGAATCAATTGGCGTATCTTTAGAAAAAATGCATAAAGTAAAATAATTAATTGTGAAGGTATAAGTAACAAAAAAGACCCCACGCCGAAACGCAGGGGATTAGCAAATTCAATATTTAATTATACTACTATTTACCTGCTTGTGAGGCGGATTCTGACGCCGTTTCAACATCTGATTGCGCATTGCTATCCAAATTAGCCGCTAGCGATGACGCTAAAGTGGCTGCTGAACTAGCCGTGACCGTGTCACCAACTGCCGCCGCACTAGCTGCTTGACTATACGCGGCCACTACTGCCTGTGATGCTTGGGCTTCAGCTTGACTAGCCGCTGCTGAGTTAGCTGCTTCAATCTTAGCTTGAGCTTCTGCCAAGGCTTCCACGACCGTTTGTTCCGTAGAAGCTAACGCGTTCGACTTGGTCTTGATCGTGTTGCCTGTATCTTCCAAAATAGAATTATCCGTAATTGCCCCGACAAAAGCTAGGATTGCCCCCACAGCGGTAATCACTAACACAACTGCATTAGCGTCAATCTTAACACCAAAGAAGACCGTTGCGACAGCTAAGCCAATAATCAACACGGACCCGATAATCTGGGCCCAATAAGCGGGCTTCTTGTAGTTAGCTTTGAGTGTTGCCTGAATTACATTTAAAAATTTTGTCATTATTTTCCCTCCTAAAGGAACTTTTCTGCTATATAAATAACTAACGTGACTAGCACGCCACTAACCAAGACGCCAATCAGCCAATTTTGAATAGTTGTAACGCGGTCAATTTGATGGCTAGCTTCGATGGACTTGGCCAGGGCCTTGTCCGCTTTGTCGCCAATATCGTCAACTTGATTCAGCTTTTCTTCGATGTTCTCAACTTTCGTTTTGGTGGTAGCCACAACCTTTTGAATATCCATTAATAACTTAGTTGTATCGTCATATTGTGCCATTACCGCACCACCAATCGCTGACCAGGATAGATAGTGGTGTAAATCGTCTTGCCGTTCTGACTAGCTAATGTAGTCATACTCAGGCCGTTACCTTGCGCGATTGTCCACCAGCTGTCACCAGGCTTGACTGTGTAATACGTATGACTAACTAGCTGACCAGTAACTCGTTTACCATAGTTCTGCCCGTTGGTGACACCTAGCTTGATAAAACCATACAGGCCATTTGAACGGGTGTAGCGTGCCCATACATAGTCGTGTTCAATAATGACCGCATTATAAATTACACTCTCACCCTTATGATAAGTAGCCACTTGGCTAACTTTGTCGCTATCCGTATAACGAACAGCTAGTGTCCGATTAGGATAGAACATTCCTTGCTGGTTATATTTAACAACCGTAAAGGAAGTTTTCTTAGCTGCCTGAGCCTGCTTAACGTTGGTTTGAGCTTGTTTCTTGCTAGCAATCGTGTAGCCTGATTTAGTAATGCCCGTTAAATCGACGTTGCCATCTAGTCCGCCAGCCTTATACGTGCTAGTGAATTGGAAGATAGCCACGCCGTCCATACTAGGGAAGTAATTGTAATCAGGACTAGTTCTAACCAGATAGTCCGGATATTCAGCTAACCACAGGCAAGTGCCATAGGCTTTAACAATAGCGCTGGTATTAACGTGAGCATTTAAATAGGCCTTGCCGGAGTACAACACTGGGGTATAGCCAGCGTCCTTAATCAGCTTCATTTGAGCTTTAATGACATTAGTGTTAGCTGTCACACTAGTTGAAGCACCGTCCTCATAGTCTAGTGCGACAATACTACCCTTGGGTGTCTTAACACGTGGCAAGTAATAGGCCATCATAGCCTTGGCATTGGTCATATTGCCACCAACACCGTCCCATAAATAGGTGTGCACTCGTTTACCAGCCTGTTGAGCTGATTTAACTTGGCTGTTATACGTGGTCTGAGGAATATTAGTGCCACCATAAAAGCCACCTGCCTGTGAGAGCACGAACTTATCGGTGCTATAGCCGAATATCCCACTATTGCCGTTATACTTAGACCAGTCGACCCCTTGTTCCCGGCTAGTTGAAGCCTGACTGTTTAAATTGACCATTAAAAAGGCCATAAAAATAGCCCCCACCATTAAGATGAGTGCCTTTAATTTGTGCTTATTCAATTGTCTACCTCCTATTGTACGCTGTTATTATCTGCGGTAGCTGCTGCCTGTGCTGCTTTGTAGGCTGTAATTGCATCGGATACTTGAGTAACCTGGGCTTGGGTAATCAGTGATTTTGCTAGATAATTGCCAGCATATACAGTTGCTAAATCCGATGGAATCAGTCCATTGTTAACACTGCTAATTAATCCTTCTGTTAAAAATTCGCTTAAATCAAAACTCATGACAAAGATCCTCCTAGTGCTACAATAGCTGCTTTTATTTTTGCGTAATCTGATTGTGTCAAAACTTCTGATGGATTAGGTGACCAGTCAGTTGCTTGAAAACCTCTTTCTAATTTAGTTTCACAGTATGAAAAGCTTGAAGCTGTTGACTGTGACGCTGCAAAAACTAATGTGACATACTGAATAGTACTTCCGGCAGTAATAGTACCTGTCCAAGTGCTATAGTCAGATGTGCCAGCGGATACAGTACTACCACTAGCGCGGTACTGGACACCAGATGCGTCTTTCCATGAAATTTGAATTTTCATGTCGTATGAGGCTTGTGATATATGCGTCCTTGCTGTATAAGGTGTGTCACTATTAATCGTTGTAATATTTGCTAGATGTTGTGGTATACCAGTGTTCCAGCCTATAGCATTATTCACAGTGTTTAATGTTTTGCTAGTCCCTAGTAGTAAGTTAGTCCCGACTGCACTGTTATCAACTTGCGCTTTAAGATCAACAAAAGCTGGTGCCGCGGTCAAACTAGCATTGTCAACAATGCCCGGGTCACCCTTGTCACCTTTAATACCTTGTGGGCCTTGTAATCCTGTTGGGCCGATTGGGCCTTGTGGCCCAGTGTCACCAGTATTACCTTTATCACCCTTGTCACCCTTAGCAATTGTGCTTGCGGCTTTATTCATTGCTGCCACAAAGTCATCAAAAGCAATCGTGGTTATAGTTGACCCCCCTTCGTTCTCAATATTGTTTGTAATGGTAAAGCCAAGTGGCTGATCACTGGGATAAATACTTGTGCCCGCTTGGTCGATCACCCAAATTTCTAACTGATAACTACCAGCTGGCAAGCCTGCCATCAAAGTCGGCGTAGGCTGTAAATTAAGCCAGCCCGGTTTAAGGCCATCCAAGCTAGTAATCGTGATAGGCTGACTTCTTAAATAACCACTGGCATTGCCAATCTTGGCGATAATGTTAGTAGCTTGAGTTAAATCGACAGCCGACCCATCGTTTTTGCAAATGAATGTAAACGTCGTTTCAGTGTCGCCTTGCTTTATTTGACGAGGCGATTTAGTTGTAAACTCTAACGTTTTAGCCATCGTATAGCCTCCTTTAATCACAATGCGGGAGATGGTGCTACATAGTCCTCACCAGTAATTTCTTTGTACTGATCCGTTGTTAGGCCGACCCCCACAAATACCTTATAATAACTAGCGTCATTTTGACCCCAGGACTTAAATAATTTGCATTGTTCATAAATCGTCATTATTGTGCACTTCCTTTACTTAGAATTGCAATTTGACTAGCTTGAGCCATTACTAACTGACGTAATTGCATAATATCAGCTGCTTGCTGCATTAATGTTTGTTGTTCAATCGTTGGCGCTGGCGCTGGTGGCTGTTCACTTTGCTTAGCGTATTCATCAGCTGAGATACCAGTCCAAGCTTGCCCATCAAAGGTCGGTTGATACAAGCCATCTGGAACAGCCACTGTGGTAGCATTATCTGGCTGTACCATCGCTGATACCGCACCGGCAAAGATTTTCGTCTCTGGATCATATAAATAATAAGTTGTCATTGTTATTCCTCCTACCAATGAATCCAGTCAACTGCAGCAGAAAATTGATCTGTTGTCTCGGTGCTAGCTGTTGTCCCCGCAAAAATCACGCCACCAGCAGTCACCCACAAACTAATGTATTTGCTTGGACTACTCAGAGCGCTATAAGCCGGAATAACAAAAGTCGTCGGCACCATTGGTGCCACTTCCGCCGGAACTCGGCCAACTGTGATATATTTTCCAGCTGATAAATTAGTTAACTTGTTAATCCGCAACTCAACATGCTTAGCGAAATAGCCACGGGTCTCAACATAGTAAACAAAGCTATCTGCATTGGTTCCATTTTCTGTTGGAATGGTAGTGTTAGTAAACGTTGCCCCGGTCGTCACTAGCCAATCACCACTGCCGCCTTTACCGTCAGTGTGGACGGTCTTGGTCCATTGATTGCCACTGTAACTCTGAACTGCCGTTAATACTTTACGCCCAGCAGCATTATTTTCAACACGAACGCGTAGCAATGAGCCATCACCAGCTGCTAAAGGCCCATTTTTGAAATTAGACCCTTCATATTGACCACTAGGTAAGTCTAGAATATCTTGCCCATCATCCAACAATTGACTGTCAGTTTTCTCGTTGCTCTGGGGAATATTTGTTTGAATTTTGGTGCCATCTAATCTACCGGCTGCCATCAAATAGAACTTACCATTGGCCACCACACCCAGCATCAGTGTGTGTCCTAACGTATATGCGCCTTCGGCTTCCAATAAATAGTTCTCAGTATCAGTAATTGAATTTGGATAATTCTCATTGATGAACTCTGCTAAGCCCGACTTAGAAAATTCAGCTTTAGTCACAATTTTGCCATCAATGTCGTAGGCTTGCAGCGCAATCTTCGTGCCATATGCTCCCATCGTCAAATAAACTTTGCCATTTGACATTGTAATGCCTTGTGGCTTACGGTCAAGATTACCATTTGGTTCTACGTAGACATCCTGCTCAAAAACTGGCTTACCAGCTTGAATTGAATCCCAGGCGTAAACCGAATATTTAGCAATTTTGCCTGGAGTTGCTTCGGTGGCAACGAAATTATTGCCCTCAACACCCCATTTGAACTTGCCATTGATTGGGATATTGTCACCAACTTTACCCGTATCGTAATTGAAAATGGCATAACCGTTGCCATTCACAACTGACACAATAAAGCATAGCTCACCATTGGCGTTGTAGAAGTATGGAATGCCTTCTGAGAATGAGTTTGCTTCATTAACAAATGACTTCATCCCTTTTAACTCGCCAGTTGTTAAATCATGAATTTCAATCCGTGTTTCGGTGCCACCAGTAATTTCGGTCGATAAGTATAATTCATTCTTGTCCTTGTTGACTGAGAAACCCTGCGGGTACCAACCAGACGTAGTCGATTCTTGCCAACTAACCTTCAGCAGAATCTTCAGATTAGTGATGTAAGCATCACTGGAATTAGTGGCCAAATTAGCAATATCGGCAGTCATGCCATCGAGTTTGCCCTGCACAGTGGCATTAAATTGGTCACTCCACGTCTTTAAATCGGCATTAGTAACGACATTACCGTCTTTAATTTTCTGCGCCAATTCATCTAACTGCGTAGTTAGAGCAAGGACTGTAGCCTGAGTCTTCGTATAGGCCTCCGTGACGGTGCTAATTTCTTGATTTAGTTTGTCTTTGTATGCATTAATTGTAGCCTCCCCTTCATCAAGTAACTTTTGTAACTCTGTCCGAAAGGGGGCCTTATTAACAAACATATCAGGGTTCCCGTTATATACATGGAACCAGACACTAAAGGTGGTAACGCGTTTGCCATCAGCATTCTGCAAGCCCAAAAAGCCGTAGAAATATCCTTCTTGTGGAAACATATTCCCAGGTAGATTCATCTTCACCCGGCCCAAGCCAACAACATCATCACTAGAGCCGACATAGCTGACCGCTTCACCGGTTTCGACAGTCACCTGGCTATTCTCATCAAGGCTACCCACAAAGCCGGTTATAAACGGCACTAACCCATCTTCAAATCGGTTCGCTAATCCGCGTTCTTTAAAATGGACGACCAGCGGGACTTGTTCATCACCCACTCGGCCATTAAAACTGTCACTCAAGTCAAACGCATCACCCGAGCTGATCTGTTGTTTATACGTATCTAGCGTAATCGTACTAATCATTTACTCACCTTCCTCAGTATCTACTACTTTGCCGTTAACAATTTGGATCGGTACATCATACTTAGCCAAAATATCAACAAGTTCATGCATATTTTCATCCTGAACTCGAATTTTTGATTCAATTGTAGTTTGTGTCTCTTTAATATCACTTTGCCGGTGCTCTATCGTAGCTTGATTATCAAGTATGTCATTGAAAGTATCTTGAGTTATCACGAAGTTGGATATCAGCATTTCCCGTAGCGGAGCATCATACACAGCAGATAATTCATTAGTGAATAATTTAATGCTCATTCAATCGCCTCCTTCTTTTGCCACGTCACTTTCCCGTCATTATCAATGACAGGTTCCCATACCGTTCCATCTGGTGACGTCAACTGCCCAATTAAACTTAGTCGTTGGTCCAAGTCATCACTAGTAACTAACTCTGGTTTATTGGCAATCTTCTCCCAGCTAATCGGAAACTGCATTGAAAGAATATTAATAGCCTGTTGCACCGTCATTTTATCCATTCGCGGCACCACCCAATGCATTAAGTCTTGCTAGTGTACTCGCATCAGTAATCAAATCATTGCCGTCTACAGCATCAAGCCCGGCCTTTAGCTGTGCGATTTGCTTACCAGAATCACTATGAGCAGTCTGCAATCCCGCGGTGATTTGTGTAAAGCTTTTGGTCATATTGCCAAATGTCACGCTAGTCGTCGCTGGATTAACCAAATCAATCACGGTTTCACTGATTCGAGTTTCAACATCCACACCATTGCGATCCCGAATATAGCCATAATTTCCAACCTCACTATTATTAATCATTCCAGATACCGAGTTAGTCTTGAAATCATTCAATGTCGCAGTTCGCTGAATCAACGGCACATCTTGTAATTTTGATTTCAAATATGCCAATAGGGAATCACTATTCGTGAACCGCTCATCAGAAATTGGCTCTGCATCAATTACACCCCACGTTGTTGCGTTAGGACTCGTGTACTCAGCAGTAGCCAATGGCTTTTCCTTGTCGTCTAACTTACCTGTACCTTTAATATGCGTAGCAATCGTCGTGTAATCACTCTCATCTGTCAACGAGCTAAGATTCAATCCATCTAACCAAACGAAAGCATCACGCTTACCGACTTGTTTATAAATATCAATGTGCTTGCCCGTACTAGTCCATTCGAAATTGAAGTCCGACATCAAAGTGTTTAAGAATAAATCAAACGCTAATCCAGTACCGAAATCTTCAGAAAAATCATAATGATTGAAATCATCATGAATCGTATACGTAAAACCAGTGCCTTCAGTAATTAGCTGCATGCAGCTATCGAGCGACTGGGATCCCTTTATACTCTTCTCAACGTAATGGTCATTTAAATCGTGCACAGCGCCTAGAAACGTTGCTTTAACATTGCGACTACCACCGATGTTAGATCCATTCATGGTCTGAATACGATAAGCTTCGCCACTATCAGAATCCAGCAAGAGGGTGCGTGGTTGCAACATGCCCACAGCAGACGCATTCGTACCCGTGTTAATGAACGTCAATTCCAACTGAGCCACTTGATTCACGGTTTCAGTCAGTTGTGCTGAAATTGGGATAACTGGTAGTTCGTTACCTGTTACATCACGTAAATAAAACACTGTCACACCTCCTAAACGTAATAGCGTGTATCAAACTCCAAATCATAATTCGTTGCACCCGCCACCAGTAATTCATTAATCCCTTTGACGTAATCTAAATAGGCATGATTCCCCTTGCTGTAGACATTCACGCCATCCACAACTGGAACCATGCCATATAAAATTAGCGTTTGGGATTTCTTCAACGCTTGGTTTAACTGAAACACCTGCCCCGTAGTTTTGTTAGTAATTGATAACTGACTAGCCACATCTCCATGGAAGGTTAATGTGGCCGTCTTGCCATCAGCCAGCAGCGGAATTGAGCCACCAACAAACACCTTGACGTCACTTTGATTGGTGAAACGATACGGCGGCAAACATGCAAACGGAATATCAAATCCTAATGGAATGTTATTCTCCATGTTAGCAGTAGTATTAATCGTCTCGCCAAATCCACCGGTAACAACTAGGTTAACTGTGATATCTTCCGTCATAATAGGTGACGCTTCATAAGGGTCTACATTAAACCCATCATCCGCATGGACTGGCCAGCGAATCGATGGAATGACGCTACTAACAACATAGAAATCTTCGTAACCACGAAATAAATCAAACAGCTTCAACCGCATTAGTTCTTGGTCAACTGAGTCAATTGTTTTGACATCAAACACTAGTGGTATCTTGCGTTCACTCGTGTGTGTTTCAGATGAAGTTACATTGTACTTACCAACTGGCGTATACGTTCGAGTGAACGTCGGTGCAGGTGGTGAAAACTTTTCTACTTGAATACCTAAATCAGATAGCCAGTAATTACTGCCATCCTGTTGAATCACTTGAATATCTAACTCCATCTATTTGCCTCCTCTCGCTCGATCAATGACAACATCTTGTCCTAGAGCCAGCTTGATTAACGGATATTGGGCATTAAAAAGGACGCCGTTATCCAGTTTGGCAGTGATGTTAACTGTCTTGCTAGTAATTGCGTCCACTAATGACTTGACCATACCTAATACCTCACCAGTTCCGTTCGCCGCTGCACCACTGACTGCGACGGGCCCACCGTTCTTAGGAACATCTAAGGGGATGGTACTCTTTAATCCAGCGGCCTGTTCCGCGCTTGTAGCAACAAAAGCCTGCTGACCAAATGACATCTTGACAGCTTGGTCCGTTAAATACTTACTGTAATTCGACTGATCATCCGGAATATGAATTTCACGTTGGTTATGCTCAGATACCCATGCTAACTGCTTCTCATAAGACTCACCGCCCTTGTCAAAACGACGATGACCGCTTGGCGCCCAACCACGATTCCACATCAAATCGTTGTACCAGTTGGAATCATTAAATAACGCCAATAATTGGTCATAACCATTAGCACGGTTTCCATGGCCTTTAACCGCGTAATACCGGAATGTTTGTCCGATAAATTGAAGTAACCCCTGAGCAGGGTCAACACCAGTATTGACATCCACATAGCCATGTTGAAATACTGTTGGATTACCGCCGGACTCGTGATTGATGGTATTAAGGATTTTCTTAACGCCATCTTCAGGCATCGATACGTGCATAGCAGCGGCGGCTCGTTTGATGTACGGAATCCACCGCGTTACTCCAGCACCACCCGGATTGCCAGCACCCTCAATGGCTAGTTTCTTTAGCCAATTGGTTTGTTTCTTTTCCCAGTCCTTAGTATCTGGGCCAAACTGGTTCTGTGAGCCACCCGGAAATAGGTTCATATCAAAACTTGAATCTATTAATTTTTCCCAGTTCTTAATCGGGTGCTCCATGAACTTCATAGCATCACCAAATAGGTTCTTGATCCAATCAACGATGTTACCACCAGAACCAGTCGCAAACATCGGTAACCCCATCATTTTAAGGAATGGTGCCGCTTTTTCAGTATCCTCACCTGAAAAGACTTGAGCACCGACAGGCAAGTTAGTCACAGTAGGTACGGCTGGCGATAGTCCTAAGGAACCATTACCATAATCGATTAATTCATGCTTGTATCCGTCACCAACTACGGCAGTTTCTGGACTTGTGATTTTACCGTTAGTACCAGTTTTATGTCTAACCCAAGGGTTAGCAATACCAGTAACTGGTTGTCTACTATGAGTTTTTTTGTATGATTGTTTGCCACCCACAGCTTTCGATAAATCATTAGCACTGTTTCCACCTATATCAATGTTCTTAGCAACAGCTTCTCCAATACCTCCAGCAGCCGTCAATGGGTCAGCTGAATATTGAACCAAGGCATCATTAAATGATTTCATAGAACTTTTACCTGCCCCGGTTGCCTTCTGCCCTAAAGTTAATTCGCCTTGAATTGAATTAGCAGTACCCGTAGCGGTTTGGATGGCGTTTTTTTTGTTAGCATCGAGGCCATCATTATAACTATCCATCGTGTCCCCACCACTCTTGCTAATATCGACATTGGTGTCTCCTGCGATCATGGCAGCAAGTGCTTTGAGATAATCGTGTGTGGATAACTTCTTATCTTTGTAGCCTCGGTTTAAGCTATCCATTGTGTAATGGCCTTCACCGTTAAGCTTAATGGTGGCGCCTTTGTGTACTTGACCTTGTAATTTTTTTAGTACGCTGTCAGCCTCAGGTATCCCTGCGTCTAATCCGTTGGCTAGAGCATTCATATTTTCTTTACCAATATCACGCAAAGACTTCTTGCTACTAAACATCTTATTTAGCGCTTTACCATAACGTGTCTTTAAATCACTCTTGGTAATAATTCCAAGATCCAAGCCTAATTTGAGTGATTGAATATCGCTCTTACCCAACTTAGATAAATCTTGCTTAAAGATAGCAGCATATTGTTTGCCATACTTACCCTTTAAATCGGAGTCTGTAATTGAGCCATCTTTCAAACCTTTCTTCAATGTTGAAATATCATCTTTACCCAGCTGTGATAAATCTTTAGGAAACAGCCCCATGATTTTTCCATTGAATTGTCCATTTAGGTCAGATAATGTAATTACGCCATCTTTGAGGCCTTGCTTTAGAGTCTTCATTTCCTGACTGCTTACTTTAGAAAGGTCGTGTGGGAACAAACTAACAATGGAATCACCCAAAACTGGCTTTAACTCTTTTAGCGTTAATACGCCACTAGACAAACCGGATTTTAGTTCATCCATAGTGGATTTGCTCAAATCACTGGCAGATGTAATATTTCGCGACTTCAAGTCGGCTAAAATAGTATTAAAATAGACTTTTGCTTCTTCATAGCCTGTCTTCGAGCCAGAACGAACATCGCTCCAAAATGAAGCAGCTGTCTTCTTACCATACTTTCCAAGATCAATCTTGCTAGTCGTGTCTGAAAGATCCAGACCCCATTGCTTAGCAACTGCCGTAGCACTTCCCAGGCTTCCGTTGTTCAGTGCCTTAATATAATCGCTATGAATCTTAGCGGCCGCTTTGGCGTTATCAGCACCCGACTTAGTAGTGGTTGCTAGTAAGTCATCAGCGTCAACTTTGGCTTGAGCAACAGCTTGGTCAGCATCCATCCCCATTGCCTCATAGGCTTTTTCCTGAGACTTCTGGAACTTAGCTATATTCTTTTCAATGGTCCCATGTGCGTTGACTTGATCATCAATGTACTTCTGATTGTCTTTCTTATGATCAGCAATCCACTTAGCTGCCGATTCTTCACTGTTACTGACATCGTCCCAATAAAGCTTTTCCTTTTTGCCATTCTCATCGGTAATCGTTTTCGTGTATGCATCATCAAGCGTTTGCTTAGTACGCAAGCTTTCGCGACCGTTATTGTTATACGCATCGCCGGCCGCTTTTTCAGTCTTAATGTATTCCAATGAGGCCTGAGTTTGCTGCTTGTTACGCTTAGCGTCTAGCATGGCAAGTGCTTGGTCGTATTGGCCCTTGCTAATTTGGTCATTTTTTCTTAGCGATTTCAGCTCAGACAGACTCTTCTTATAACTATCGCTTGCCTTGCCATAAGTCTTGGAATATGCCGAATCTGCTGACTTGACGTCCGCCTTATACATGCCATCCGTGATAGTGCCATGTTGTTGAACGTAGGCTTTATATAATGCTTGCTGGTCCTTATAAGCCATACCAAACGCGGAGACTTGCGAATCGATGTAAGCCTCAGCCTCATTTAGCTTAGCCTTTTGAGTAGTAGACAGCTTTGAGAAGTCACCGTCAACTGACTTTAAAATGCTCTCCATCGTTTTTTTAGCTTTTTCAAGCTTACTAGTTTGCCCATCAGCCCGCTTATCAACGCCCTTTTCAACTTGTGTTACCCAGCTATTGCCAGCACTTCCAAAGCTTCCAGATAAGTCGGATAGTGCGTCCATCCCAGCCTTTTTAGTCTTGGAAAACTGTTGTTCAACCAAATCAGCCATCTTACTGTATTTAGTAACCACATCGCTAGATAATTGTTTAGACTGCTTACCTACCGCGGTGTCCAATAGTGCCATATCATTCTTGGCTTTTTGATGTAGTTCGTTGAATGAGCCAATTGCTTTTTGCGAGTTTTGACTAATATTGGCACCATATTCGTCCATCGAAGCACGTTGACGCTTCAACTGGTCACTATGCTCCTTGCCGGCTTTAATCGCAAAGTAAGTTGCTGTTCCCACAGCCGCTACACCTAACACGACCGGGGCGGCAGCTGCAGCCAATGCACCTAATCCGGATACTGTACCTAGTGCTGAACCACCTAATCCTAGCAAAGAAGCTGAACCTGCTTCAGCACCACCACTAAGGCCAGCAATGACAGTGCTGGCCGCGCCGCCATCTTTAACTAAAGTGCCAAATAGCGGTGATAGTTTAGCAGCACCAACCAATAATTTCATAGATCCACTAGTTAGTAGCCCTACACCAGAGGTCAATTTTCCAAACATGCTAATCAATGGACCACCAGCTGCAACAGCTAAGCCTGTATTAAGAATTAGCTTCTGCGTTGCCGGATCTAAGTCGCTAAAACGGTCTAGCATATTCTTTAACTCACGAATAATGGGCGTGAGGGTTGGTAGGAATTTCTGCCCAAATTCAATCTCTAAAGCGTTTAAACTAGATTTAAATTGGGCCATGGTGAACTGACTCGTGTTACGCATGGTTTTGTTGTATTTATCAACGGTTCCATTGCTGTGTTCGATCTCATTAGATAACGATTTGTACCGGTCAAGATTAGCGTCCATCAAGGTCATCCCGACCTTCATGTTTTCCTGACCAACAACGTTATACATAAATGACTGGCGCTGCTTATCATTCATCTTCTGGTAAGCACCCTGCATTTGTCCAAGAATATCAAAGACGTCTTTCATTTTGCCTTTGCTATCGAATACTTGAATATTGTATTTCTTTAAATCCTTAGCTGCTTGACCTGTCCCTGTTCCAACTCGTGTCATCAATGATGACAGCCCCGTACCAACAGAGCTAGCGTCAATACCAGCAGACTTTAAGCGCCCTGCAATTGCCATAAATTCATATGTTTTAACGCCCATGGCGTGCATTGCAGCACCAGCATTACCACTAATTTCTTTCAAATCGTCTAATGACATGGCTGACTTATGGGTGGCTTCAGTCATCTGATTCATCAAGCTATTACCATTCTTTATTACAGTACTGTTTGAACCCAAGTTCTGACCAAATTGTTCAAGCATAGAAGCGGTCAGTTTAATAGACTCCCCAGACTGATCGGAATTAGCGGTCATAGTCTTTAACAACTCTGGCATCATTCCCATGGCTTGCTTGACATTGTAACCATTAGAAACCAATTCAAACATACCATCATTGATTTCTTTGGTACCAACACCAAACTCTTTGGACCATTTTAATGTGTCTGAAGATAGATTCTTCATAATTGAGCTTGTTTGGCTAGCAGAGTATCCTTGTGCAACAACTTCCTTACGGATATCAGCTAATTGATATTGATAATCGGAAGCGGCTTTAGTTGCTACACCCAGTGCTGTGACAATAGGTACCGTAAAACCAATAGTGGCCTTACTTCCAAGAGAGCTAATCTTTTCACCAGCATTTTGTATCTTAGTACCCATTATCATGGCTTTGTCAGCTGCGGCAGCCATTTCAGGTGTTAATGCACCAACACTCTTTTGCAACTTGCCTGCTGACAAAACCAGAGCTTGCTGTTCACGTTCAAGGGCAGCATATTTACTTTTAGCCGCTACTACTTGAGCAGAATTATCGCCTTCTGCTCGTGACAGACGACCAATTTCACCAGCTGTTGCTGTCATCTCTTGTCGGTTAGCTTGCAACTGCGCTTTATAAGAGTTCAACTTAGAAACTTGAGAAGACATGTGCAGCCCTGCTTGTTCTTGAGCGGCTGATAGCTTACTATAACTGGCTGCAGTTGTCTCTAACCCTTGATTCAACACTTTTAAATTGGCAGCTGCTTTCGGGCTAACATCCACGTCTTTAAATGTTCGCTTAAGAACTTCGGCTTGTGCAAGCGCCTCTTTAGCGATTAAGTCCACGTTAATCTTGACACTACCAGCAATATCAGCCATCTACACACATCCTTTCTATATTTTCCCTTGCTCCCGTAACTCTTTCATCCGTAACGCCTTGTGTGGCATATCTAAATTAGCTAGCTCGATAGATAGTTCATCTGGTGTCAGCTTGCCGTCGCCATCGGTGTGAGCTTGTTTTAATCCATAAATCAGCTTCATTTGCTTTAAATAAGTTTGCATATCAGCATCCATATCATCACTAACCTTGGCCAGTCGAAATCTGACAACTTTTTTAAATTGCGTATCTTCATTAAGGCCATCCAACATAGTGGTAAACCGTTCCCAACTGAGACTATCTCGGTCTAAATCGATACCATATTGTTGTTGGAACCCAGCCTTGATTAACGATTCGTCTTCATCAAAATCAAAAGACCGCTTACCAGATTTGAGTACCTTGGCTCGAACCCGATCGCGGTCATTATTGATTTTTGTATTAAATATTTCAGACAGTAACTGACCCTTGTCCTCAAAACGTAGCTTGCTCGTATCGTCCAATACCAGCGCTTTTAAGCTGACTTCTACACGCTCTGGTATAGTGAGGCCATCATCCCGAATCGCTTTAAAATAGAGCAACACCATGCGAAATGAAAGGTCTAAACGATACCGATGTTTCTGAAATACGATGCTGTTAGTGTTTATCTCGGTAAAACTCATTGTTCATTCTTCCGCAATTCTGTAATGGACTGTAAGTACTTGTCGCGATAATCAGAAATATCCGTATGTTGTTCTACGTTAATCATGATTTGAGCGACAACCTTAGCAAATACCACCATGGAATCATTGCAAGTATGGTATAGTTCCTTGCCAGCGTTTTTGCCAAACATGCCATCAAGTAATTGATAAAAGCGTTCCTTAGCTTCAATCTTATATTTGTTCTGAATATCATCGTACATTCGTAAATAGCGTCGTTGTAGGACTTGTTTCTTATGATCTAACGCCGTCATTGGCTCGTTAATCATATCTTTTTCCAATTGAGCTTCTTTATCAGTTAATTCAACTGATCGATGATGTAACTCCTGCTGTAATTTCACCTCAGCCATTTTAATGTCATTATATTGATCTGTAAAAATAGCAAATGATTTATCAGCAAAACTTGCCGTGTAATTCTTATCACCAATTTCAAACGTCATACTGTCACTAGGAACCTCTAATTTAATTACATCACTCATGCTAGTACCTCCTAATATTTTTAATGCTATGTATGACGGATTGCTCCGTCACTTGCCTACATACTCTTTACAATAGCGCCATCGCTAGTAGGCAATGATTGAACATTTGATGGCGCTGTTATTTTGACGGATTACCGTTGTCAGTTGGCATATTAGCCTTAACACCCAAAATAATCGCATTTTGACAAGGTGTATCCTTCAATGCAGTTTGCATATCAGTAGGATTGCTTGCCTTGATTACTGTGGGAGTAGCATTGTACGTCATCGTTACCTTGAAGCTACCGTTATCGTCCGCAGCGCCACCACCATCATCAATGTCAGAGAATGTTCCCATACCTGATTCAATCGCATTAGGTGTTAATGAACCATCTTCTTCTTGTACCCATTGGACTTTACGGAACATCCGTTCACGTAAGCCACCAGTCTTTTGCTTCATGTCGGCAATATCATCTTGGGCCGGGTTCCCAATTGAACGATCACCAGAAATATCATACGATGACGTTACACCAGTAACTGTCTGTCGTTCTTGGCCACCACCATTGTAGTAGGCAGCAGACTTCTTCTTATCAGTATATTTAGGCGTTACAGTCGTAATCCCATCACCTAAATATAACCAGTTGATCGTCTTATCTGCCGCAGTTTTTCCTACCCAATATTCATCTAAATAGTTTTCTTGAATTGACCCCTGGACGTTTCTGTCGTTCGGGTCAGCTGTTGGTGTTGTTGCATCAGCCATTTTGCATTCCTCCTAAATTAAATAATTACTTGTACACTAAAAGCGCCTTGATAGACACCATACTTTTGAGCATCTTGACCATCGTCATCCTGAACAGTGGCTAGAAACTCCGGTGAGGTTGTCATCTTAGCGCTTATGAATTTGAAACTTCCATTCTCACTTTTGATTGATATCGGCGTTGCATTCTCCATGATGTCCATAATGGCACTGAGAGTGTTAATACAAACAATTCCGTGTGGATGTTTAGCAGTGATTGCAAATGCAAAACTACGGCGGCGGCGACCGTCATAATATCGCGTTGCCGGTCCAGCGGGTTGCAATGTATAACTCAGTGACATTCCTGGAGCATAGTCATTGCCAAGTGTTAACGTATCAAACAGCTTAACGTTAGCACTAATATAATTAGCAACCCGAACATCCAGATCAAGGTCAACTTGACTCACTACGTCGCCCCCAATCCGTGTGCCACGAGCGCTGCCCAATTGTGACCATTAACCAAATAGGCTTTATCAACCCAACCCTTTTGCGCTAACGCATGCTTAGTGTGGTTATAATTCAAAGGCCGATTCGTCACTACTTTGTGATAACCTCTCCGCTGACCCATTGTATCCGGTGCCTTCACCATTACTTTACCACCGTACATATAGGCCGCATACGGCTCTGTCCAAACAATAGTAACGCCAGTACCGGTTTGAATTCTCGATACATGGCCAGCTAAATCACCATTTAGAAATGTCACATATTGGTCAGAATCACGCACAATCACATCTGCTAGTCGGTTTGTCAGCACATTAAGATTATTCAAACGTGTAACTAATGGTGACAAGTCTACTTTGTTAGTCATTGCAGCACCCCTTCCCAATGATGAACATGCGTGCCAAAATCATAAATGGGGTCAAGACTCTTCACAACTAATGATTGTTGGGTACTCTGTACCTGAATCTTGTCATTCAGGCTAGGTAACTTGTTTAGTGGCGCCGAGTTAGCCGAATCAATAATTAATGTATAAGCGCCAGTAACGACCTGTGTACTAGTATTATTACCAACAGATTGAACTGACACTGAAGTTGTGGGTTCAACTCGTACATGTCTAATCATGTAGTCATCAGATCCATTGCTATCTGAGCTGGTAGTCCATGAATCCTGTTTGGCTTTATTAGCGTCGTAGGGGGTCACTTTGACGGCATCATCTAACAACTCGATGGGAATTGGATCAATAATATCATCCATTTAATGCACCCCACGATACAATAGGCCAGTTGGTCGTAAGTAGTTGATTGCCGCATTGGAGCGCTGTGCCGTACCACGTGGCAGCGTTGCTGGCGCTGACTTCTCATAACTAAATTTGCCTATCGTTACATGACTAATCCCTTTAGCAGATTGTTTAGCGTTAGCTAGTTCTTCAACCCCACCAGAATCAATAAACCATTCAATCTGAGCGCAGGCAGCCTTTTTCACGTTGATTCGATCAGCATCAAGTGGCAAATCATCAAGACTATGCGAATCGAAATAATAATTTGCGTATTGATTTACCATCTCTTCGGCCCGCATTTCCAAACGTTCAAACTTAATATCAGCTGGTACCGTCTCACCAAAATAAACATTATTGTAAAAATCTTGATCTACTATCGGCATCTAATCACCTCTAACCAGCAGTTACATTGGCACCATCAGTGGTTGCTGTAGCTTTAACATCTTGTGGATCAGCGGGCTTGGCGGAAAGAACCGTAAATCCGGGAACATCTACCTTGTCACTCGTTTGACTACCGTCCACATAGGCAACCTGATAGTCACCAGTAGCGACAACTGTGCCAGCTGCTAAACCAGTAATTGCCACACTGGTTGCATCACCAGTTGCAATTGCCGTTTCGTTGCCCTTTTGATAAGCATTCAACACTTTAGCCATTCTACATTCCTCCTAATTTTAATTGCCTACTTTGCTGTGATCTTCGCACCGTCATTCGTAGGCATTGCTTTAACATTAGACGGTGGCATTATTTTGACGGCGTATCAGATGCCACAGCTTTACCCTTATTGGATTTTTTAACCGTAGCATCCTTAGTGCTGGTTACGTTTTGGTTAATAACAGTACCGCCTTCGACATCAAATGGATTAATGACTAACAACTTAGTGTCATCATAGATTGCAACACCATAATGTTCATCGGCATTAAACTTAGTGATCTTATGATCCATATCGCGACCCTTTTCAGAGAGAACATTCCGCTTCATGTAGGTACGCATTGCACCCGGCTTAACTGCCACAGCGGAGCCTTCTTTGATCTTACGCGACCGCACAATTTGCCATCCGAGTAATTCACCAAATGTGCCATTAATCAAGATGTTGTCACCTAAATCAGTTGCTCGCGTCCAGTTCTCAGCAGCAGCCTTACGTAGTTTATTGACATCTTTAGGGTTCATAAACAACACGCCGGTGGTCGGTGAATCATCTTCTACCGCGTACTCACTCGTATCATCATTAAATGCAGCTTCAATTGCATCGACCATATCCAATGAGGTAACATCAACGCCAGTGCTTAACGTAAGCCGTGATTTCATTGCAGTAGCCAAGATATCATTGTCAATCTTAGATGCGATTGCCATCGTAATTTGTCGCTGACCTTCGCCTACTGGATCTCCGTATCCGGATAGAGCGGCTTCGTCAGTAATCTTGACACCTTTACCTGCTTTCTTAATCGTGAACATGTCGGTATCTGTTGAAAGGCTGGCATAATCAATAGCGCCACCTTCATCGACATCCGTCGCATCTCCGATATACTTGTATCGAGGTACGGTTACATCAGTGCCCGGTCGACCTTCAAGTGTAGTGTCAACAGGTGCAATAGCGCTAAAACGGATTGCCTTAGGTAATTTAGCACTAATCATCGCAGTCATAACTTGTGGATCAATCAGGTTATCTAATACAGTTGTTTCATCTGCCATGTGTTATTTCCTCCTAATTATTTGTTAGTTTTGTAACAGCTTGCTTGTATACATCCGGGTGCTCAAGTTTCAGTTTGGCAGCTTCACCGTAGCTAATCTTTGATAAATCTGGCACTGTAACGTTACCTTGACCACCACTAAGATTTTGACCAGCAACGGCTGTTCCTTGTGCGACTTCTGCACCTTTAAACGACGGGTTTCGTGCCAAAACACCTGTTAATGCCTCATCGATTGTTTTAACGCCGTTAGCTTTATTCACCAAATCGGCCTTAGCGAGTGCCAATGCGTCACCCAAATGGTCAGCATCAACACCCTGCTTAAGTGCAGCCACTTGTGCTTCTGCATTTTCAGCACGACTGGTTTCCTTTGCTAATTTACTGGTTGCCTTGTCTAGCTCACCAGATTTCGCTTCTAACTCACTCTGATTAGCCGCCACATCCTTATTATGTTGTTCAACAACCCCTTTCAAGTCATCTTCATTATCGAATCCAAGCGATTTCAATAATTCAGTACGTGCGTCTGCAGCCACCTGCTCTGTATCAATTGGCGTAGGAGTCGGTACTGGATCAGGTGTCGGCACTGGTTCAGGTGTCGCTGGATCATTTTCTGCCATATTTATTGCTCCTCTCTAAATTTAGGTATAAAAAATAAGCCTTTTAACGCCATGCTAAGGGCACTACTGTTTTTCTCGATTGTATTGACGTACTAGTCCATGCTTTCTAACAAACTGACGAGTAACTGACTGACGACGTCTCACTAATTCTTGTGCAGCCGTAATATCACTTTGATCACCAAGCTTTTTAGCTGCTATCAATTTACGCTTAGCTTTTCGTACCTCACGTTCAAGTCGTCGCTGAGTTTGTTCTAATTGATACCTAGCAGCATTGTCATCATCTGACTGCTGTGGCACTGGCATTGAACCGTGGCCTTCAATATATGGAACCGTATAATGTCGACAATTAATGCCCCAATGCCAGTAATCGTACCGTATCCCGTTGTTGATTCGAAATCTGGATACTTGTCTGTATTACCGTCCAAAGAATAAACATGGTCTTGATACTGTAAGTGGCTTGGACGGCATCCCATGTGAGAACTAACTTTAACTAACGAACCATACTGGCGATACCTAAGTAACTCTGTATCATTCGTAGCACTATTGATACCTGAGTTTATGACAGTCCGAATGTAAACATCTGGTGACCATTTTCGACCAGCCTTATCAACGAGTGCGGGTACACCTTGTTCTGCCCATTGCTCACTAGCTTTAGCTATTGCTTTGATAGCAGTTGTACCACTATCAATTGACCGTTTTGCATCACCAACAATTCCCCTAAACATCTGATACGCATTAGCGCTCATATTACGTCTAGCAAGGTTCAGATAATTATCCGTCTCTGTTAACTGGTCATCAACAACTTGCTTAAACTGTTGCGAATCCTTGATCGAATCCACTTGCTTTCCAGTAACCTTTTTAATCCACTTTTCAGCTTGTTTGACATTATCTTGACTAATTGTACTAAGTCTTGTGTGCAATTGCTTAGACGCATGCTGTGTAGGTGAGACAGTTATTTTAGCAGCATATTGCCTAACATCATCTGCATGATTAAGTAATTCGTTTACCCATTCATTATCCGTATCATCATGTTTAGATGCTTCATTTCCTATTAGGTTGATAATGTAAGACCAGATCAATTCTTCAACATTAGCATAGTTGTTAGCATCTTCATCCGAATAGTCTGATAAATCCCATGGTTTAAGCATCATCCTCACCATCTTTACCATTACCACCGACAACATCTTCAATTGAACCTTCAGCATTTGCTGTTTCTGCATTGATTTGGTCAAGAACCTGTTGAGCCTCAACATCAGTAATTCCATTGGCGCGTTTAATTGCTTCTAGTTGTGTCATGACGGGGTGATTACCATTCGCCTTCATGTAATAATCCAAATTGTCATTCCGGTCTTTAGCAATCGAATCATCAAAGTTAACAGAAATATCAATATCTGTTTGACCTGAATATTGTACGCCTGGATCATTTTTAGCCAGCTCCACAATAATCTGGCACATATGTTCAATCGCTTCTCCAATCAACGTTTCATGACTGTTTTTGGATTGATACGTATCACTATTCTCACTAATTACCGCTGTCGCTGTGATAACACCCTGTTTGCTGTCAAATGTAAACATATCCGCGCTAAATCCAATTTGTGAGGAGTAGAAATGCAACAGATCATTGATGCCAGCCACAATTGCTTCATTTCGCAGTCCTAATGTAATATCAGTCGGTTTCACTGACTCACCATCGCCGCCACTCATTGTCGTGTTGTATGCCATATAGACATCTTCATTCCAATCAACATAATACCGTGTTTTACCGGTTTGTGGGTCAACTTCACGTTTCAATTGATTTGCTGGTGCGGCAATACGCCGTTTCCCTTTGACAAATTCTTGGAATAACAAGTCATAGGCTTCATCTAACTGGCGCAATGTGTCTATAGCGTTAGCGTAGATAGGAATGCCCAATGGACTGTCAATGTGCAAGTTATTAGCTAAATTTGGCTTTAAATAGATAAACGTCGGCCGTGAATAAAGCTTTTTGGAATACCTAGTCGGCTGTGGTGACATGTTTTTGAATGCATCCGGCAAGTTACTCCAATCATCAATTTTCACACCCAAGTCATCATTGCTATTGGTCGTACTCTTGTAGATCTCGTTAGTCACGACATAGTCTGTATCGGTTTCTTCATGCCATTCCAATAACGTATAGTAATGGCTGTCACTCATGAACTTGGAGGCAATGACAGCTTCACTGACACCATTAGCATCTGACGTGATTGGATAGAATGCATCAGCAGTAGCAAATCGAATCTTAACTTTACCACGATCGGTATATAGACGAATCACAATGCCACCAGTTGCGAACATATATTCTAAGTAACGTTCAAAATTGTTATAGAAATGATTGCCCTTCAAGGTTTGCTGTACGAACTGATTCTCAATCGTTTGATAATCATCTGGCGATGAAGGATCATCAGGATTCTTCGCGTTCTTTGGGCTAACAGTAATAACAGCCTTTTGATTGAATACCAAACTTGCCATCTTCTTGGCTGCAACTTGTCCCATGTTTAATGACATTTTCTGACGATCTAAATAAGAATCGTCGGGTAACTTTTTGTGTATTTTCAACCATTCCGGTGTTGACTGATAAATGCTAAACCACTTAGCAATCAATCCATACTGGTCATCATCCGCCATTACCTTCTTATGGTCAGTTACGCTTTGCAACTCAGTAGCTAATCCCATTTTGACTAACACCCCCTTTATACAATCATGTATTCTGTTAAACAAGGCTAGTAACCTCCCTTGTATTTCTTCGTAAAGTAATTAGCAGCGTATCGGCACTCGTCCATTGCATGGTTATTAGCATCGACCGGCTTGCCAGTTGTTTCATCACGCACATACATACCAAGTTCTTTAGCAAAGTGATAATTATCATAGCTCTGATTTGCTAGTCCACTATCCGGCGTATCAACCAAGACAAACTGACCATCTGCAATCAATGATTGCTGCCGTTGAATGCCGACTTCAATTCCTTTAGAATTACCAACATGATCATGCCCGTTGTTATCCGCCTTACCAGCCTCGATGCCAACCTTAATTAGCTCTTGCCGTAGCGCTAATGAAGCGGGGTCCACTAACACCATCGAGTAGTGCAGTTGGTATGTGTTAACACACCACAAAATAAATCTTCTTAATTCTGTGGCATACGTGCTCATTGCCTTTGTTTGTCCGGTCTCCGTACCACTGTGATAATAATTGGCAACACGGTTTAGAACAAACTTAAAACGCCCATCAGGTTGCCGGACGCGGGTAACAATATTGCAACTCATTGTTGTGGCATCATCTTGACCAGCATCACCAGTAAAGTACATTTCTACTGGCTGTCCAATTAAGGCATGGTTAGTCATACTGTCTTGGTCAAACTGGTCATAGATAATCCCCTGTGGCATGACTCTTAATCCTAACCAATCACGCTTGTACAGATATGGATTTTTCTTTAGCTGCGTCTCCATCTCAGCCAGACGTTTGGTTGTCATCACTGGGTTATCAGACATACGCCAATGTAACCAGTGCGCATCGCGCTCATCAAAAAACTTGATAATTGGGTCTTGTGGAGCCGGTGGGTTAAGGTCAGCAAGATGATAGCGATACTTAGCTGCGGCCGTCCGCCGAAAGGTTTCGTCAAGGAACTCACGGTTTAACAAGTTGATTTCAGAGTACGCGACTGAGCCTAATGACATACCACGGATAGCATTGGCACTGTTTGACTTGGCCCCACCTTTGAAATAAATCTTCTTTTTTCCACTAGGCAGGTCTAAAGCTAAATGGTCGCCACCGCGATCACGTCTCAAATGACTAGCACCATCAAATATATAGGCTAGTCCCATGCCATCACCTTCGATAAACAGGTTATAAGCAAGTTCCTGGTTATAGGCGCTGACTAAGTGGTTTTCATCAGTTGTTGCCAAATAAAACATAGCTAGTCGTGCATCATCAGCAGCGGTCTTACCTGCACGAATTGAACCTTCATTAACATCGAACAAGTGATCAAACGGTGAAAAGATGAACTCTGCTTGCTTCTTACCGTAGCTAATCTTCTCTATCGGTGTTTGCATCGTCTTCTGCCTCCTTTGGTACTAACTGTTGTGCTCCTTTAGCTAAAGCTTTAAGCAATGGATTTACATGACCAACGCCTTCAAGTTCATTAGCCTTATGACTACTAATACGTGCCTCAGCTTTCGCTTTATCAGTTTGTGCTTCATTAAGCTGTTGGAAACTTTGATCACGGTATGCTTTTGGTTTACGATTACGTAACCAAAATATAGCTGCATTAACATCAGGTGGAAATTCATGAACATTTTCAGTCTGCTGAATGCGCTTATATTCCTTTACTCCCGCAATAGCAGCGTCATCAATTTCTTTCTTAGAGGCCTCTGGGTGCTTTAATTTCCAAGCATTGCTAAAACGTCGCCTTTCCATATCAAGTACGTCATCGTCTTTATGAACCATGCGATACATCTTGTCGGTTGTCGTGGTCCCCATAGCACGCTTTAATAGTGCATTCTCAACTTGCCGGTCTACAACATCCTTGCCTTTTCCTATGGTGTCCGAAATGTCCGAAAACCTTTTTTTCCATGCGTTCAGCGTCGAACGGCTAATCCCCATGTTATGCGCTATCTGCTCATCAGTGAGACCGTCACGAGCCCAGCCACCAATTCGGACAAGTCCATCAGGAGTTAACCATTTTTCATACTTAGCCATTACATACCACCACACCTCCGTTTTTAAACCAGTCGAAATCGACGGGTTTAGAATTAATCTAGTAAGTCATAAGTCTGTTTGAAAATATCAGGCTTACATGGATAAAGCTCACCATGAACTCCTTTAATGATGTAATCACCCACATTGGCATGCATTTTGCCTTCCAAGGTGTTGATGTTCCATCCATTTCTAGCCTCATTCATTACACGATCAGCCATTGCATTAAAAATCCAAGCTGGAACTTTATCATCTATACCTAGGTCAGTTACTTGCCAATACTCAATAACTACTGGTTTCTTTTGTGCTTTCATGTTGCACCTCCTTATTTTTGACCAAACTAAAAGCGCCATGCTGTTTAGCACGACGCTTATCCTTGTACCACTTATCTAGCCGGGCATCAGCCTGCACCCATTCAGGCGGCTCGTACCCGTATTTACTTCTTATCATTTTCGCCATGAGGCACCTCGTCATCGATCAGCTTAGCTAGCCGTCTCAACTCATCAAAGCTAATTGACATTGCTACACTGTCTCCACCAACATCATCGGTAGCCAATAAGAAACCACTTGATGGATTAATTGCCAGGCTTAGTTCCTCACCAAAACCATCTTGATAATTAAAGCTTTTTTGCATTGCGCTACCTCCTAATCGTATGTACTAAAAAAGCCTGACGCCAGCCAGGCCTATGTATTGTTGTCTCATAAGATGGCGATCCCGTTATTCAACAATACAATTTAATATCATACTATATTCAACATTATTTGAGTTGCAATACACACTATTTACTTTACTAAAAAGAGCCCAACTAAATGTCAGACTCCTACACACAGCTGTTATCAGAAAAACGATTATAGTTTTTGTAACCATGTTTGATTATGTTACCACAGCGCACATGTTTCCGCATGTAATCTGGTGGCCGTTTGATTGCGCGTCTTATGTAAGTGCCGTCCAGTTTTCCACGCTGAATGGCAAGCGAGTAAGCAGTTATTGTTGATTCAAATGATTTCACGCACTATCGCTTGCATACTTGCTTGCTTAATGTGCTTGGTAGGGATTTGCACCCTACATGGAGCCACCCAATATACGCTGCTAATGGTCTTAAGCATTCCACATACATATACTCTCTCACATGGATGAATTGTGCGCGTCTACCTATTCCGCCACAAGCACGCGTTATGCGGTCAACTCCCATTGGGTGCTGTATCACATAACTATATCGCTGGTAGGAGTCGAACCTACATCCCATTGTGGCTTGCCAATTAGCCCACGGCGATACTCGCATTCAACGGCCGACGTTAAACACGAAGACTAATGCCGGCGGCAGAGAGGAGCGCATCACCCCTTATAAATCCGCCGGCTACACAGATAGCTGGATTTGAACCAACATAGACGGTTTTGGAGACCGCCATCTTGCCATTTAGATCATATCTGCTTAATAGACGGGCCATCATATCAACTTAATCAAGGAGGCAACACAAACTGTACATCTACGCCCGTCTAAAGTAGCGATGTGGAATCGAACCACATACAGCATAATAAATACCGTATTTACCTTAATCCGCCACATAAAACGGCTAGAGCTATCAGAAAAACGTTTATTTGTCGCCCTAACCAATTATCGATAATACTAATTTACCACCAATTTATTGCTATGAAGTCCGGCTTGAGTTCGGAAAAAGTTCGGTTAAAGTCCGGTTTGAGTTCGGTTTTGGTAAATATTCAGGTCTTCTAGGTAATAGCTCTGTGCAAACTGCAGCATTGCCAATGGCTTCCAGCGGTCAAAATACTGCGTCTTGCTGTAGCCAATATCCATGTAGCACATCGTGTCGCTGTAACCTTGCAAATATAGCCGATCCAATATCTCCTGGCACTCATGATCACAGCGAGCCATTGCCTGAATAGTCTGTCGGACAATCTGTTCGGCATATAGGCGGCGTGTAATCCGATCCTCGGCCGAATTACCAGCTGGGGCCGACTTAGGCATGCCATCCATGCTAGGCGATTTTAAATCAGCGACCGAATGGCCGGACGCCCGAACTGCTTGCGGTAACTTCTTATCCAAGAACCGCCGCACCTGTTTAATTGTTTTCTCTTGGTCAATTGGTGGAAAAATTTCATCTGAAATAACTTGCTGTTCGCCCATCATGCGCCCCTCCGCTTTCGTATGCTATAATTAACTTATTCGGAATTAGTTGTAGCGCGGTCAGCGATGGCAGCGCTTTTTTATGTTATACTTACAACGGTCATTCGAGTGGTCCCGTGACTGGTCGCCTTAACGGGCGGCTTTTTGTTTGCTTCGGCGTGTTGCTTCATGCGCCGGTGCTTCCGTTTAATCGTTGAACGTTTCTTAGTGTGTTTAGGCATCTTCGTCCCTCCCAAAGGTATCATCAAATATTGCTGGTAAAATTGAATAAGCTTTTAAAGCTTCTTGATATTTCTCTTCACTTATCTGTTTATCTGGATTGATGTGAAATTGTGTTGTAGTTTGAATACCATATTTTTCATATATTTCTTGAAATAAATCCCGATACGTTTTAGCATTTCCGGACATAGCTCATAATCCTTCCGGTACACACTCTTTAATGTACGTGTCAAACTGCCGTTCAATTTCATGACTCTTTATGGCTAACTGATCCACTGTTTTTATGTGCTCACTACCAGTCCGGATTAAATACCCACGAAGCCAGCGCAATGCGTCCTCGACGTTTTTACAGTGTGCTAGGGGTACTTCTACCAGCCGATTAATACCAGACTTTTCATCGTAGCTAGTTACCGGATGCCCATGGCTGTCTAATGACATCCTGTTAACCTTAACTTCGTATTTGTCACTAGTCAGATGATACTGGTCAATTTTCATATCAATCATGATTATTCGTCCTCCGTGATTTCATCTATTTCTACTCTAGGATTTCGTTTATCAACGGCAAATTCGTCCTGGAATCCCGTGATATGCTTTCGATTGTCGTTGCCTAAAAGTCCAGCCTTCATAAAGCCGTCCAGCACAAACTTTTTAGCAAACGCGATATTATCCGCATCTTTCCGGTTGTTCTTCGTGTACCACGTAAATTTAAGCTTGCAAGGCCAACTGAATTCAACTCCAGAATTCCGACTAGCCCTGGCATACACACTACATAAGGCCGTGTACCGCTTCTTTAGTTTAGCTGCGGCGTATCTGTTGGCCCGTTCAGCCTTGATGTACTCATTTAAGCTAGGTAGTTCGCCCTTGATCACGACTTTACTCATACTTTCGGCACCCGGCTGATGTAATAGCCGCAAACAATGCCGTTTGAGTAGCTTGCTTGCCTTATCGATCGAGCTGGGGCGTCAATCTTATCACCTAGCAAATCAACTGTTTGTCCAGTAATAATTTCGTTGGGATTGTCGTACTTTTCAGCACGCCAGTAGCCGTTCCGCAACGGCAAACTGTACTTGTGCACTAGATAGCTAACCCGCTGACTAATATAGCCAGTCTCATCGGTCAACGCCCTTATCGTATGGTTACCATCACGATGAGCACGGCGAATATCTCTAATTTGCTCACGTTCTTCAGCTTGGGGATCTGGTAACATATTAGCTAAGTAAGCTTCATCACTGCGTACATTAGTCCCAGGCTTCACCAGTCTAACCGGGAACGGCCATTCACCAGATTTATAGTTATGTTGCGTGAGCTTAAACATTTCCGGTTCGGGCCCCATTGCTAGTGGGTGATCGATATCGGGTAGATCAGCGTTAATTACTAGCACCTGTGTTTCAGTCATGCGCTCACCCCTCTTTGACCATTGACTTCGATTTCAAAAATTTATTAGCAAAATACTGCTGCCCCTTGCCTGTAATTAGGGGCGTAAAGCGTGTCTTTGAACCATGGTTAGTGGTGATCACGGTTTCTCTCACTTCCATGATTCCCAGCTCCATCGCTCGTTGGGTCGGTGAGTTGTAACGTTTCCCCATCGCTATTAGGTAGCCATGAGTTCTTAACCAATCGAACAAGCGGTTTTGACCAGTCTTAATACCGCGCTGGCGTAATACCTTAGCAAAATTACCAATGCTGATAGAATCGTCTGAGCCCGAAACTGCTTGGCCTAATCTAGCTGGCCCTTGCAACTGTTCATTCTCCAGTTTCAGCTGCTCGTTTTCCCTCATCAGAAACCCATATCCACGTTTGACAACCTCCATTGGGCTGTTCCACTTATCTTCAATAGTGATAAAATAACGGCGGTAAATTTGCCCTTGCGGCGTTTGCGACATCATGGACAACTCTTTCGCCATGTTAACGGTTAATGCATAATCTTGAAGCTCACGTTTGGCGCCGTTATTTACAACCGTAACTCCGGTTACACTTGTGAAATCAATGCCCTCGACAAACATGCTAAAGTTTTGATCAACCCATTTACTAAATCGGGTTGTTAATTCCAGGCCTTTGTGTAGATCCCGGGCAGACACTAACTGCCGTCCATCTTTTTCAGTGATTTTAATCAATTCATTCATGCGCTCACCTCCGTTTGCAATCCTTGTCTAGCTTGCTCTAGATCAATAAAATACTCGGCTGGCTTACCCCAACATTGGGTCAAATCAAAATTTAAGCCATCCCGCTGATATTCAATAATTAAAACCTCGAGTGCAAATAGCTTGTACTCATGAGCGCACACCTCATCTTGCGCACTACCACCGACCTTTAAATGCCGCTTCATGCGCTGCTTAGTCCAATGCAGTGCCGACGATTCATAGGCATGGTTAGCGGCCAATTTGACTAGTTGGTTACCCCAATTCATTTAGCTTCCTCCTGACTGTTCATGAACGCTAGGAACGCCTCGTCACTCATATCGTCCTGCTGGTTATCACTTGAGTTTGGCTTAGAATCCGCCTGAGAAGCACCGCTTTGCATCCACTTTGGCGTAACTTCTTTACGGCGTGGCTTTGAATAGCCACTAGGTTTTCTTTCACTCTTCATGCGGTCGTCATGATTAGCAGCAGCCTTTTTTGCCTGCTCTAACGTCGTAATATTTCGTTTCTTCCAGCCCGCAACAATTGCACGAACGTATTTCAAACATGCATTGGATCCAATCTGATGTTCTCCAGCAACCCAAATTGCATAGGCAATCACCTCAGGCTTGAACTCTTCCAGCCATTCATCGATTTCAGGACGAGCAACCCCGTTCGGAAATCCCCACAGGTTGGTCCAGTCGTTAATGACCTGCTCGCGTGTGACACCCGCGTCATCATCATAAGAGTCAGTATCAGTCAAGTCAGGGTCAGTACTAGTAAGTTCTTTATGTTCTACTGGTTGACCTCCACCTTGCCCAACCGGTTGACCTACTTTATCTAAACCAGTTGGCCTACTTTTATGGCTTGTAGTTGGGTTACTGGTTGGGTAACCAGCTGACCTACTATATAAATTAATAATGCGATATTCAGGTGGTTTAACATTTTTCTTGCCTCTAACGTATTTAATTAGTCCTAGTTGCACTAATGAGTTGCGTGCTTTATCGAGGCCGGGTTCGGATAGTCCTGTCAGACTGAGCAATGCCGAATTTTTCATGCGAAACTGAACGTCCAACTTGCCTTCGTCGTTCGCATAGTCTAGTAACTCGCGATACAGATTATTTTGGCCGTTAGAGACACTCGCTTCATACATCTTAAAATTACGGTACGCTCGTCGTTGTTTGAAGTAATCCAAATTCGTCCCTCCTTTACTAATGGGCCTTTCACCCGTTCGGTGTATTCAGTCACTGCTGCATTCAAGCCAATTCTGTTTAATCAATCCATGAGCAAGTCGTCTGCACTAACGACGCTCTCTAACTTTTTGGTACTACGACAATAAGCACAATGTCCGCATTGGGTAGGATCTGCTTCGCCTTTAATGACATCTTGAATATGCTGTTGAGATTCCAATATCTGGTTCGTAGCATTAGTAAGTCGGTACTCCGGTAAATCAATAGCCTGCTTATCTGGTGGATCCTGTTTGCTTACTGCCACGATGTACGGTTTGCACGTCACGCCAAATTGCTGCTTAATCAACTCTTGATAGACTGCCATCTGAAGTGGGTAGTTATACGCATATACAAACGGTTCTTTCTCACGAGTTTCTGGATTCCAATACGCCTTGTATATGTCAGCGGTCGTCTTGAGATCCACGAAGTAACCTTGTTTCAAATTGAGGCAATCAATCTTGCCCTTCCAGGGATAACCACCGATTTCACCAGTTACAATCACTTCCTTATCGCCTTGATAAAGAAGATTAAAATCATGGTCGTCAGATAAGGCTTCAATCATGGATTCAGCAATTTTGAAGTCCTTTTTGAGATGGCCTTTGCTTGGGCCCCGGCTTGAAATTGCCTCTGGATGTTCATCAACAAACTTGGCATGAGCTTTCTCGCTTTCGAAGTAGCTGTGAAGCCAGTTTCCAACGACTAACGCCGTTGAGTTCATACATGGTTCCCATTTACCCTGCAACTCGGCTAACGCTTCTGCTTCACATGCTAGAAACCGTTTAAACACCGTCGGCGACATGTAGGCCCGGTCAGTCCAGTTCTCATAATAATTATTCGGCGTCAGCTTCTGATCCAACATCATTGAGGTTGTCGAAGAGATTTTGCTGGTCGGCTTCGTCTTTGACAGGTTCTTGATCATTGCTTGGTGCCTCCTTTACAGCCGTTCTAACGGGTTCTTTAGCTGGTTCGGCAGATTCTACCTTCTCGGTTTTATTCTCTGCTACGTCAGCTACCAATGACCTTTTAGCCGGTGTTACGTCCTTCGGATTATCATTCTCGTACTCGGAACTCGTCGTGTCGTTAACTGCTTGCACGAACAAATCGTTGTCGCTTGAACTGTTAATGTAGAACTTTGCAGCTCGATTAATTACAGTCCGTTTAGCCATTTCCTCTGGGAACTCGTTTTGAACCTTCTTCGTCTTAGCGTGGCTCCAACTGGTGTCGATGTCTTTTTTAGTCATAACAGTGTAGGTCCGGTTGCCATTCAGATCTTCGATCCATGCAAAGGCCCCGATAATTGGCTTATCTAGGTTCTCAAAGCTTGGCTCGAACTCCTTAACCACCAGCACCCCATTTTCACCGCCAATCTTGAACGTGTCGTCTTTGTGGACAACCTGTGCCTGAATATCCTTAACGTTTGAAAGACGCTTTACAACGCTAATTGAGCCAAAATAGGAGCGCTGCATGACTAACTGGTTGCCATAAGGAATGAAATAGCATTGGTTTTTAGCTGGGCTCAATCCTTGAATTGCCATGTTCATCAACGCCTTGATAACTGATCCTTGGTCACACTTATCAAGTAATGGTTGGCCCTTAGTGGTATCGCTCAGAATCAGATACGCGCTGTTCAATGCATTCCCTACTGAATAATCAGGTGGTAATGACAAGCCTTCATTATTCTTCATATCCTCAATATTGTTATTAACCATCGTAACTAACTCATTACTCATGCTTCTTCCTCCTCTGATACCCAACGATAGCCCAGACGTGTCATCATTGTTTCAGCACCACCATATATACGGCTTACTAACTCATCCCATAGGTGCATGGTGCCAAACACATCACGTAAGCCATCCCAGTTATATTCTTTATCAGGGCTGGGATAATTAATTTCAACATTCTCTGACTCTATCGTCATCATGCAATACCCGTTATGTTTTTCGGCTTGCATGTCAGCAATCCATTGTTCGAAACTGTTGTTGTCAATGTAGTCTTGGAACAGTTGAGCTTTGACGTGCGAATTGCCATCGGTTAAATACTTATCTTGATCAACAATCCAATCTCGTGGATCATTGTTTTTCTTCCAATAAGCGTCTGGATACTTTTGACTAGCTACTTGCAACGGCTCATCTGGACCCATACGTTTCATGCAATCCTGTGCCACATTAAGTGCGTCCAGCTGTTTTAATGACATCATTTGGCCCACCTCCGTATTAACATGACCAACCATTGTCTTAGTGACTGTTTCGGAGTACAATAGAACTCGAAAATAAATTTATTAAGCGTCTTTGCTGCACGGGTACTACCAATACTCGAGCAGCTTTTTTCGTACTCAAATTTAGGCTTGGGCGATACTTTGCGTACTTCCAATTCGTTCAACCTCCTTAAACGTGTTAAAAAGACTATCTAACTCCTGAATCGTGATCTGCTTGTAAAGCACATTTCCAATCCTGAATGTAAATTTCATCGTCTTCATCTCCTTTCAGATTTTAGTTGTATACTTTAGTCATTCCAATTAAACGAGGTGAATATTCATGAGTGAACCATATATGTTGACTTACGACCTTGATAATCCTGGCCAAAGATATAAAGAAATTAAAGAAACTATCGAAAATAAAATTTCAAACGGAACATGGTGCCATTTTTGGGATTCAACATATCTCCTCAAAAGTGATCTTTCTGCATCGGAAATGATGGATAAATTAAAAGATAATGCCGACGGTAACGACAGATTCTTTATAACTAAGATTTTTAAGGATGATCATGCTGGTTGGCTAACAGAGAAAGAATGGAATTATGTTAATGACCATATCTTTTCCTAGTCTTTTTTTCATACTCTTCTAGCGTCATTTGTTCAGTATCACCACTTTTGTCATTGGCTTCCATGTTACTCGCAATAACGTGGAGGTCTTTTTTAATTTCCCATAGTACACATACCAATTGTTCTAGTGTTCTTGTCATGTCTCTTTATCTCCTTAAATTCCAAACCAACTAGCAACTTCATGACGCTTGAACCACAATGCAGTTAACGCGCAGCCTACTAATGCTCCTTCAATCATTTTGAATCCTCCTTACGCTCGTATTTGATTGTCAGACATCCAATTCTCTAAAGCTTTTTGTGAAAATGAATCTTTTGTCCCCTTCTTGAAATGTGGAAATCCAGGCTGATAGTAATAAAAATCTTTTAATGTATCCACACTGCATCCAAGCATACTAGCAGCTTGCTGTTGATTTAATCCCTGATCCGGTGTGTAATACTTCTTCACCAGCACTTCCAGTTGTGGCATGATTCTATCAGCTACAGCAATGGCTACAGCATCAATAAACTCAGTATCGTCATTTTGCATTGAAATCATCATCTCTATCACTCCTTCCTATGTTTAACGACTCCATCTTTAAACCATTTATTCATTCGCTGTTTAAGCTGATCTTGCATAGACAAATCAAAGCCACGACATACATATGCGATTAGGTTTAGCAAGTAAAGCACTGCATCAAAACACTCAGCGACTAATTTCTTTGGATCATCAAAGTCATTTGGCTTCAAATCCTCTTTAGGTATCGTTAGTTCATCGAGTGAATCCTGAATAGCCGCTAGTGCTTGGCTTAACTCTGGCATCGTTTTAACAGCCATTGCTAATGGCTCCTTCATAATTCGGTCGCCATCAATTACCGGTGTCGTAACGCCAACAAACCGATGAGCAAGTTCAATTGCAAAGAATTGATTTTGATTAGGCAATGCTGCTAGAAATGCTGGTACCGATTCTATTCGAATGCGGGCCTGATCATGCCTTTGTTTGTAAATTAACGTTACCGAGTAGCCTACCTTGCCGCTCAGTTCAATAGGCGCTACGCTGTTATGATTCATTACATCAGTCAACGTGCTACCTGCAAATACTGAGCTAGACTGTGTTGACATTCCATCACCACCTTTCAGTTTTATGGGTTTAACCTGAATCAAAAACGCCGGATAATATAATTAAGAATTAATCATTTCATAGAACTCGTTTCGGTCCCCATCGTGAATCATAGCTATTAGCTCTTGAAGCTCGTCTTCCGACATCCAAAATGTCTTAGCATTAATCAGACTCGGCGACACTGCTGGGAGTAGTTCGATGATTGAATCGACAAGTTCACGTTTACGATTTTTAATTGCTTGCATGTTGTTTCCTCCGATCTTTGAAAAGTTAATAGTTTTATTCGCTCCTTATGCGATAATTGAGCATAAGGAGATGATAATATGGCACTTGCAACTCTGACTAGTTCAATTATTTCGGTAATCTTATCTACGATATCTATCCTGCTTGTACTTTTTCAACAACGTGGCAAGATAGCTGTCAGCTGTTCAGAAACACAATTCAAGAACAGCTACTCATTTCAGATATCAGTCACAAATGTTGGACGACAACCTGTTTGGGTAAACGATTTAAAAGTTTTTTCAGGTAATGACATTGTCTCCCACGCGGATTCAATGTCGTATAGTGGACCCTTTTATAGAAAAGAACTATTACAACCAGGAAAACAAATTCGATATTCATACGTTTTAGTAGAAAAGATTCCTATCACAAGAGTAGTAATACACACAGATAGAGTTATCCATTACTTATCACACATTCAGTCAATAGTTGTTGTCTTTGATAATAAGGAAGATAAAAATTAGCTGACAAATAATGTTAAAAATCTGGCAAACCAAAATTGCTATTTGCATGCTCCACCTCTATTAAACGATTTACTTATTAACTAACAACCCAGATGTCGTTATCCATTTCACTGACTACTTTACTAAGATTGTTCGTTCAGTAACCTTTTGTGTACACTTCATAAAATTTTGTGATGGCTGCCACCATTTCAGGATTTTCGTGTTCAATTGCCACTTTAATTTGAGCAATTAAATACTTAGTAGTTTCGTCGTTCATTTTGCTGCCTCCTTTCGCTGCCTCCCTGCGATATAATGATTGCAAGGAGGTGATAATTATGGCTATTATGACAATCGCAAAGCTTCATTGTTATCAGTGTAATCACGATTTTCCATTAAACATGTATCAACCAATCACAAAAATCAGCTGTCCGTACTGTGATACAGACGTTGATGAATCAATGATTGAACCTATTCGCGATGCTTGGTCACAAGTTTCCGGCTTAAACCAAGCATTCCACAAACATGAAATGGAATCAGAAGAACCACGTTTTAGTCTCAATATTCATGATGAAGAAGTTCATCTTGAAATTGATGATATTGACAATGAAACTGAATAATTGATTCTAGTTGCCGAGGGTGCATATTAAATTGCTCCTCGACTTTTTGTACAGCAACAAGAACACTATCTAAATCATTTGGGTACGCTACCTCTCGTGCGAACTTACAAGCTTCTGCATACTTATTTATTGAGGAACCTTTATATTTTTTCTCACTCATTTTGCCGCCTCCTTTGGTTTGACAGAAAGTTTCTTTTTTCTCAACGTTTTAGAGAAAAAATTTTTGAAATCTATTTCAAGTCCTAATATTTCAGCCAGTGCCGGCACTTCATTAGACTTAAAATTAGTATCACCATTTTCACGCTTGCTGTAGCTTGATTTACTATCAAGGCCAAGCATATCCGCCATTTGTTGCTGCGTTAACCCTTTGTTTAAACGACTCTTTTTTACCAATTCTAAATTAATTTGATACGACATTTTTTCACCCTCTTTGTTTCTAATATCTCAACTACAAATATTATTATACGTTTCTATTTTAGAAACGTCAACACTTTTTGTTTCTTTTTTTTCAACAAACCGTATCTTTTTTGGAAACATTGCTAAAATATGGTTGTAAAAACAGAAACGTTTGGAGGATTAACATGGCCGATAAAAACCTCGCAAGCAGAATTATTAATCTTCGCGAAAGTAAAAATATGAAACAATCGGATTTAGCACGACGGTTATCTTTAGATAAATCATCTATGAGTAAGATTGAAAACGGAACACGGAAAGTATCCAGCGATGAAATATTGAAAATCGCAAACATATTTGAAGTTTCAACTGACTATTTACTAGGAAATAACGAAAAGGATCATAAATCACCAGACTGGGCTACCGAAGCCGATCGCATTGATTTAGACAAGCTTCTCCAGTCAAATACGCCTATGGGATATGGTGGAATGAGTATGGCACCCGAGGATAAAGAAAAAGTCCGTAATGTTATTGAAGGCATTTACTGGGATCGTTTGAAAAAAATACGCGAAGAAGGAAAAAAGTAGGTGTTTGTATGCGATACGACACGTATCTTAAGGTAGAACAACTTGCACAATCCTTCGGAACGTATGATCCATTTACGATTTCAGATAGATTAGGATTCGAAGTTCACTTTGAGGACATTGGGGCAAATATGGGGGTCTGTACTCCAATATTGGGAATCACAGATATAGTAATTAGCGATAGTCTTCGTGATTCGCCGGCCAGGCTTCCAGTTATGGCCCATGAATTATGCCACGGCATTGAGGACACGGCCTGTGTGTCTTGGTACACACTTGGAGACTACCAGAAGAATAGCGCTGAGTACAAGGCCAATGCTTTTGCATGCCAAGAATTGGCGAAGCTATATGAAGAGCAATACGATGAATTACCTGATAGCTTCAATGCGCTAAAAAATGCATACGGGTTACCAGATGAATTTATGGAATTTTTCTCATTTGCTTAATTGCTGATCACACAGAACTATTTAAGAAATGATTCATTGGAGGAGAAACTGAAATGAGAAAGTTTATAGTGACTATCAGTTTATTAGCACTGACTTTTCTTGTTAGTGGCTGTATAAATCAATCTACAACTAAAATTAAACTTAACAAAACTACATTTACCCCAGCCGAGACAATACGAGGCAAGGCAACGCCAGGATCAACTATTACTTTTAAGAATAAAAAGGACAAAGTAACAACTAAAACTAATGATGATGGTCGTTTTTTTGAGGGTGACCTTAATACAGGAAAATACGATGTAACAGCTAGTTTTGCTGGTAAAAAAAGTAAAACTACTACAATACATGTTAAAGAGAGTGACTCACTGGACGCATACGGGGAAAGTGAAGATTTCTCTAAATGGGAATCTGAAAACAAAGAAGATGATAGTGATTATTCAAGTTCTACATCTGATTCTTCAGAAACGGCAAGTGAGTCTGAGTCTGAATCACGTTATGCATCGTCTGTAGATGAAAGTACTTTTTCCAGTTCTTCAAATGGGATATCCGACATCGCAATCGAAGATACCATCAAACAGCATGTTTCTAATGTAAAGGTAAAAGAAGTCAGCGGTGAATACCATAAACCGGTAACTACCGGCATCGATATAAATGTCAAAGACAGCTCTGATTACTATGATGAAGGTGCTTATAAAAAAGACGCCTACCATATTCTGCTAGCGATTAAGGATGACTACGGGTTCTCCGATTTCAAAAACATTACTATCACCTTTTACATGGATGGCGATGCACTGGTAAAAAGTTCCTTTGACCAATCTGCACTCAAACAAATCAACCATAAGGATAGTAACTACTACAATATTGATTCAGTCGCTACCGAATGGAACGCGGATAATCTGAATGCTAAGTATAATCAGTAACACGAGTGACCAGTCAGGATGTCATTAAAAGCTATATATGGGGAAATTAATAGTAATGGGGATTTTATTACATGGAGGAATATGATTTGAAAAAGGGATTAATTTTAAGCATTACCCTATTGAGTGCTTTAACATTAGGGGCTTGCAGTAATACTAAGTCATCACAGCAAAACAGTGAATCTGCTTCAAATAGCGTCGCTTCTCAGAAAAAAGCATCATCTAAATCGGAATCCAAGAAAAAAGCAATTTCAGAGAGCAAAGCTGACTCTGAAAGCAAAAAGAAAATTGCTGAATCAAGCAGCAGAGCTGCCTCTATTAGCGTGGCTAAAGCAAGTTCAACCAGTGTAGCACAAGCTAATTCAGCCTCACAAAAAGCATCCAGCTCATCAGTAGCTGCTAGTTCATCTGTTGATCGAGAAGCCTCGACTAGCGAAAATAGCTCATCAATTTCAATGGATGAACATACACTAACAGGATTTTTAAATAAATACGGAGTTTCACCAGTGTTATATAAAACACAGCATGGGATGTCTGAAAAGGAAGCTTTTGAAACTACCCCGGATTCAATGAAAAGTTCTGGCGAACTACAGACCCAATTCTTAAAATACGGGATTAAGTAGCCAAGCTCATAACCAAACAAAAGTCCTCCTTGGGCTTTCACGCGAGCGTAGTTCAACGGTAGAATGGTTCCTTTAATTCAAATATAGCCTACCTTCCAATGCAGGTTCGACTCCTGCCGCTCGCATTTAAATTTTCATTGGACCTTTAGCTCAGTTGGTTAGAGCAGACGGCTCATAACCGTCCGGTCGTTGGTTCGAGTCCAACAAGGTCCATTTACATGAGCCTTTAGATTATTTAAGTTAGAACGCAAAATGCAAGATTGGAGATATTAAATGTTAGTAGTATATGGACATATAAAAGACAGGGAAGATTTCATATTGCACAACAAACCAATTATTAATGGAGATTATTCAATTGGAATTGACTTTGAAGTCGTTGTTGATGCAGTATCTTTAGACACAAAGGCAATGCCAATTGAGGAATCAAACGCCCTCATACTTGACCAAATTAATAAAAAATATCACACAGACTTTCGAATTAATTCTTCTTTTATCAATCCCCTTCACATAAAAGAATTGATAAGTTCAGATGCAAAAATAATCAACAAAGTAAATGATGATATTTTTGCATACCAGTATAGTGAAGCACGGGCACTAATAGATAAAAAATATTATTTAGGAGCAGCCTGTGTTTTTGGAGTTGCATTAGAGCGAGTCTGTATATTGATCGCCCAACACAATAATTTGAAGATTAAAGAAGACAAAACTGAACTTGGATTCTTTGCATACAAATTATTCAACGCCAAGATTATTAGTGATGCATTTAAAAAGCGCTTATTGGGAGCTGCAAAATTCAGGAATTTGTCAGCTCATTCTAATGGACAAGCGGTAAAGAGTGATGCTTTGACATTAGATGCTGTAATTAATGATTTAGTAGACGAATATTTATAAGTCACAGGTGTTAAAATCATTCCAATCTATTTTGAATGTATTCTCATGGTCATATCCATCTATTTTCTTTAATAACCTATAAATATCTCCCGAATCCTTAGTATCAATATCTCCTGAATACGTGCTCAATAAAACATAAAGCAAGTTTTCCTTAATTAGCTTAATATCATTATTGGTGAGTAACAGTTGCACATTTAACACCTTCCTTTTATGCGGTGCGTTGAACTAATCTAAATGTATTATACCAAATCTGGAAGCTACCTAACCGTTTTTTGCGAGTGTAGTTTAGTGGTAAAACGACAGCCTTCCAAGCTGTAGTCGCGGGTCCGATTCCCGTCACTCGCTTAGTACCCCTTTATTGGGGTATACATTTTGAACTCAAAAGAACATACGTTCAAATAATTCTAATTGGAGGACTGATGAGTATGCCACGACAATGGAAACCTTTAAAACGTCACCCTGGAATCTACGAATATGAAACAAAACGAGGGAAAAAATACGGAATTCGCCGCTCTTATACCGATATTAATCATAAATACCGCACTTGGAGCAAATCTGGTTTTATAACTTGGCGAGATGCTGATATTGAATTAAAAAAATTCGAAGTAACGCTTGGAACTGGACAAATCACCGCATCAATTTCAGACACAATTACGCTTCAAGCTTACTTTGATAAAGTTCTAAAGCGAAATATCGACCTGAAACTTTGGCGACCAGCTACCATTACTCAGAAAAAAAACTACTGGAACAATCAATTAAAGCCTGTTTTCGGTAATCAGAAAATCAATGAAATCACTAGGCAAAGTTACCAAAATTTTATCGATCAAATGATCAAAGATGGTTATGCCAAGAACACTATTATTACAACCAATTCTGTAATGCAAATATTGATGAATGATGCTGCCCGGAATGATGTGATTGTGAAAAACAAGTTGAGTGGTATCTCAATTGATGGTGGTAAATCACCGTCATCAAAAACAATCACCGAAAAACAGTATAACCAACTCATGGCCGTAGCACCTAGTGTCTTGTCAAAGTACCAATACTGCATGTTAGCCCTGCTAACGCTTGGGGAACGACGTGAAGAGCTTATGGGACTACAATTCAGTTCTTTTAAATTCTCACAATGGAATGACGAAGAAGTTTGCGCAATACAATTTAAGAAGGGGCGTACTAATGCAGAACCAGAAGGCGGTGACTTAAAGAATAACTCAAGCTACCGCACGATATATGTACGTGGTGAAATGCTCAATATTTGCCATTACGCCATCACCTATAGTCAAAATATTTATTCAAAGACCCATAGAAACATTAATGATGAAAGTTTTTTATTTGTAAATGAAAAGACCGGTATGCCAATGGGAGTACAGCAAGCAAATAAGGTTTTGAATAAAGTGGGTGAAGCAGCTGGAATCCATATTACCCCTCACATATTCCGACATTACTTTGCTACCATGGCACTCACCAATGGACAAGTTGCAACTGATGTCATGCACTGGTTAGGCCACTCATCTTTGCAAATGACTCAAAGTTACACTCGGGAAAATGTTCGTGGTGCACTTAATGTCTTTAATGGCATGGCTCCTACTCTACTAGGAGATTCAGATGATGAACACCAAAGTTTGTGA